ACGACCAACAATGATTATAATATCACTGTGGCTGGGGGAAGTGGCGATACGGTAGCGGATATGGACAACTATATGACACTGATGCAGATGGGGACGTCAATCTAATGCCCGAAACGCAGGAAATTCTGACGCTCCGCAACACAAGCGGGGACTCGGTGGCGCTAACGGGGCCGATCTGGCTCACAGCACACAAAAACCTCGGACTGGCAGGCGTGCGGCGCTACACGCGTAGCGGGCCACAACAGCACGGGCAATCGCTTGGCGCAGCCTATCTGCAATCACGTGTCGTAACGCTTCAGCTGCGCTACCAAACAGGACTTGAGCCAGGGCTTGAGGCGCAGCGCACGATTTTGGAACGGATGCTCAACGAGCTGAACCATCCAATCTATCTCGACGCGCTCTATCCTTCGGGGAACGAACGACGCCTAGACGTCTACTACTATGCTGGTTTGAATGCGCCGCGCACAGCAGAGGATCTGTGGGCCGTACAGACTGACGTATTGCAGCTCGTCGCTGATGATCCTATGTGGTACGATCCGACGCCCCTTATCGAAACCTGGTACATGATTTCTGTCGAGGAGTATGGCCGCGCAGCAGGTCTGCTCGTACCGCTGGAGTTGCCAGCGATAGTTGCACCAAGCACGCTGTTGGTCGACGAGATACTAACCTATGGCGGCACTTGGGAGTGCTATCCGATCTGGGCGGTGTGGGGGCCAGCGTCACATGTGCGTCTTGACAATCTGTCGACCGGAGAAACGATACAGCTCACGGGAGAAGGGTTTATCGAGCCCAACGACGTTTGGGTATTCGACCTTCGCTACGGTTACAAGACAGTGCGCAACCTGGCGGGCCTGAACAAGATCGAGTTTGTCACATCAGATAGCGACTTGGCGACTTGGCGATTGGGTGCGCATCCAGAGGTAACCGATGGGAAGAATCGGTTGCGGTTACATATTGGCATCGGTATCGGGGGAGCTAGGATGGGAAAGGCATTGACGAGCTGGGGAGGCAAATGTGGAGAATAGTATTTTTTGGGCAAATGAAGGAGTAGGCGACGGGCCGCTCATCGGATATTCGCAGGACGAACTGACAAAATGGCAGCGGATGTTGCACAACCAGGATCCGACTACTGAGGGCGTGGCTTTGAACTATCTCGGTGGTTTGCTTGTGACTACGCCTGGTGCAGATACCTTGCGCGTTGCTTCGGGAGGCGGCGTTGTATATGGCTTCCCTTATCGCTCGACGGGCGACATAGATCATACGCTGGTCAATCCGACTCTAGGGGCGACCGGCTGGCGCGTGGTGTTGCGGACAGATTGGGAGGCGCGCACCGTTCGGAGCGCATTGCTACAATCGGCCGATGGAGTAGCGACCATCCCCACACTAACGCAGACCGCAGACAGTGTGTGGGAGATCGCCTTATCGCAGGGCACCGTGGACAACTTCGGAGCCGTGACAATCGATGCGGACGAACGCACATCCCTTGGCTCTGGAGGACGTTGGGTAGTTAATACCGCAAACATCGCTGACGATGCGGTAACGTCCGACAAAACCGCTAATCGCACGCGGAAGCTCTTCATTCCGGCTACGGGTATGTATCACACGGCTGTACTTGAGGCCAATGGTGTGTCTCGCGTATACACCGCTGGATGGAGGATGGGCGATGCAGTGCTGCGCGCTATTGTGGGCAATGCGATTATCCCCAACGATTTCGCTAGCGGCGCGGTAGTAGAGGCCATAGTCTCATATGGCCAAGCAACAGGCAACTACTATATGCAGGCATCGACAGATTATGGATCTGTGGGCGAGAATTGGAATACTCATTCAGCGGCATTTGCCGGAGTTCTTGTACCATTGACAATAAATGAACTTACGCCGATTGCCTCGATGACTCTCACCGACGCAGTGGTGGGAGACTACGTTCATCTTTGGCTGGAGCATGATTCTACTCAGGCAGGGAATACCGGCACTGTCTGCTATCTCGCTGGCTGGACTCTGACCTATACGGCGAGTGGCTAGGCAACGATCGAATGATGGTAAGTGCACGTCAAACGGCAAAGTGGTGTATATTGGGCGGTAGGCTGGAGGAGCTAAGATGAAAAAGACACTGACGAGCCTGTTCTTGGTTTTGGTGGCGTCGATTAGCAGTACTGGGGAGGCGAAGGTGGAGAATAGCCTTTTCTGGAGAACGGCGGGAATAGGCGATGGGCCGGTAGATGGATACTCTCAGGATGAGCTGACAGAATGGCAGCGGATGCTCTACAACCAGGATCCATCCGTTGAGGGTGTGACTACAGACTATCTCGACGGTTTACTTGTAACTACGCCTGATGTGGCCACATTGCGAATCGCTTCGGGCGGCGGCATTGTGTATGGGTTTCCATATCGCAGCACAGACAATATAGATCATACGCTAGAGACCCCGATGCTAGGATCGACTGGGTGGCGCATAGTATTGCGCGCCGACTGGGAGGCACGCACCGTTCGGGGCGCTTTGCTCCAATCGGCTGATGGGATAGTAGATATACCTGCAATGACGCAAGTGGCGGGCTACATATGGGAGATCGCCCTGTCACGCGGCATCGTGAATAATGCAGGAGTGGTGATAATCGTTGCCGACGAGCGCACCCCCCTTGGTGAGGCGGGGCGTTGGCTAACGGAGACTTCAGACCTCGCTGACGGTGCGGTAACGACCGACAAAATTCCCGATCGCACACGAACCTTGTTCATCCCGGCCACGGGTATGTATCACACGGGAGCCCTAGAGGCGTGGGGCGTTCACCGCGTGTATCCCGCTGGATGGAGAACCGAAAAGCCAGAAGTGCGTGCTTTCGAGGGTAATGCCCAGATTCCTAGTGATTTTGTAAGCGATGCAGTAGTGCAGGCTATTGTCACCTATGCAGCAGACAGTGGCAACTACTATTTTCGATCATCTGTGCGGTATTCGGGTGTGGGCGAGGACTGGGACACCCATACGGCTTTATTCGACTATACTGCCGTCCCATTGATAGCGAACGAACTCACGCTTGTCGCCTCGATGGATCTCGTTGACGCAGAGACTGGCGACTATCTACATCTCTGGTTGATGCGTAACGCATTCCAGCCGCAGGACACAGGAACAGAATGCTATTTCGCCGGATGGCTTTTAACTTACACAGCGGACTCCTAGCCAATGCCCCAGACATGGCAAGTTCGCGTCAAGCGCCAGAATGGCTCGCTGAGCGCCGTATTAACTGGACAGAAAACTGGATTTACCGGCTTTAGTTTTGCACGCACTGTCAACGCGCCCGGCAGCTTTTTGTTGTACTTTATGAAACAAGCCGATGAACTAGAAGACGAGTTCCTGGAGCGGCTAGACATTTTTCAAGAGGACGGCCAGATCGAGTTCTGGCGACGTTACCCAGAACAGAATATTGATTGGCAAATGGAGGGCGAGTTCATGGCGTTGGCCACCAGACGCTATTCGACCATCGAGAGTGGGACAATGTTCTATGTCAGTGGACGCGGCTATCTCGACTTGATAAAGCGCTGTGTGGTGGACGCTTACAGCAACAGCGTGGAAGCGCGCAAAAGCGGGCCTGCCGAATCGGTCATCAAGGCTTACGTGGATGAGCAAGCAGGCCCAGCGGCTGGGGATCGGGCAAGCTATGGGCTGACGATCCAAGCAGATGCTGGCGGGGGGATTGCGCGGGGGCCGTGGAATAAGCAATATCAAAACCTACTCGACGTGGTGCAGGAAATACGCAGCACTGGTGGAGGCGATTTTGATGTCGTGGGAACGGGGCCAGCGGCGTTCGACTTCCGTTGGTACGAGGGGCAGCGTGGCAAGGACAGAACGGCTACGGTGCTCTTTGCCTTGGATCGCGGCAATATGCAACAGCCGGAACTAACCATCGCTCATCAGGACGAGATCAACGCAGTACTTGTGGGCGGACAGGGCCAGGAGAGCAATCGCCAACTTGTGTGGCGCACCGATCCAACACGCATAGCGACCAGCCTGTGGGGCCGACGCGAGAGGTTCCGCGACGCACGCCAGGAAGACGAGACAGCGGGACTGGAGTCGCTGGGCGATGCCTTCCTCAAGGAGGGCACGCCCAAAGAGTCGCTCACCTTTGTTCCGCTACAAACGCCAGGATGTTTGTTGGGCAAGAACTACTTTTTCGGCGACTTGGTAACAGCCAGCTATGCTGGCTTTACCGCCACAAAACGCGTGCAGGGATATACATTTACGTTTAACCAGGACGCACAAGATGTAAGGGTGGATCTTATCGATGCCTGAGCCACGCACGGCGGAGGAACGCGAGATACAGTTGCTCGGCGACCATGAGCGACGGCTTAGGTCGCTGGAGGCGCTGGACTATTATTGTCCGCGCATGGGGCTCACCGACGATGGCGGCACCGTCGTAAGTTTCCCCTCAACGGACCTGAGCACCATCCAGATCACCACGGACAATGCACTGTATGCTACGGCAGATGTCCCCGCCACACGCATCGTAATCGGCCTACACGACACTGCTGTAGTACCAGGTACATACGGCACAGCTACGACCGTTGGGCAGTTCACGGTAGACCAACAGGGCCGGCTGACGCAGGCGGCGGACATAAAGATCACTGGCGTTGTACCAGCTCCCCATGCCCTACTTAGCTTAGAGCACAGCGATACGACGCCTGCAGCCCCTGTGGTAGGCGACCTCATAACTGGTCAAGCGGGCCCTGTCTGGCAGAGCTTGGCGGTGGGTGCGGCTGGCGACATTGTCGTAACAGACGGCATAACCGTCTATTGGTCTGCCCCCGCCGTGGTCGTGGCGCACACGATACTTAGTGCTACGCACAGCGATACAACGGCTGGAGTGGTTGTTCAAGGTGATATCCTCATAGGAGTAGCCCCTGGCCCTACATGGAACCGCTTACCTATAGGAGCTATTGGCGAGGCAGTAATCACTGCTGATGGCGTCGATGTGACTTGGGGCAATCCCATCCCGGCAGCACACGTCGTCAATTCGACTGGACCGCACGCAGAGGCAGGGTTAACTATTGGCCATGTACTACGAGTATCGGGAGCAGCAGCATTCTCATTTGCCGCAATCCTGGCTGCCGACCTGCCAGCGCACGACATCGTCGGTGCGTTGCACACTATCGTGGGAGCAAAGTGGAATGTAGTAGGCGCAACAGGAGCGAACACACTCGGGCTGATACTGCCCAGCGCTGCACCTGGCGCAAACGAGGCCCTGTTGATGTCGACAGCCGCGGGCGCTCTACGCCTAAAGAAGTTCGAGACAGACTCGGCTACTGAGTTTATCTATAACGACGGCGGCGCGGTACGTGCAAGAGGGTCCGCAGGTTTCATAGCCTCAGTGGGGGCAGAAGAATACCTCATCGTTGAAACTGCGGTGGTAAGAAGGGCGAGTCGCGCATGTGATTTGGGCACCTTAGCAAGCCGCTGGACCAACTTTTACGCCATAGAGGGCAACTACTCAGGCGACGTGACCATAGGCACTGCCGCCAAGGGCCTGATATTCAACGACGTGACTGCGGGCAAGGCACTAATAAGTGACGGAGTACGGTTTGTACCAACAGCGCCATCGCTGACAACAATGGGCAAGGGCACAGCTCAATACCAAGTGCCGATGACTGGGGCCGCTCCTTTTACTCCTGCATGGACATTGCTGTCTACCATGGCCGGGGCGGGGCTAGCGTTTGCGGCAGGTGCGTTCGCAGTAGGGGGTGGCACCGGCATCACGGCAAACGCGAACGACGTTGCGATCACCAATACAGCCGTCGGTGCGGGTGCCTATGGTGACGCGACACACTCACCGACATTCACTGTCAACGCGCAGGGGCAGCTCACCGCAGCGGCAGACGTTGC